AACAAGTAATGATAGAAACGCTACAGCTTCTTTAGAATTTGAATTTGAGGTGTTTCCAGAAATATCTCTCCAAGCTCCATTACTAATATCAAACAACAATTTGGTTACTAAACAATGGCATCAAGAAGCTGGTATAGACATACCTTGGCAAGCTGGTACATTATATGATCAAATAAACATGTCGATGGCGTTTCTTAATGGATATAAGTTATTAAACGATCAGACTTGGTTAGACAGATCATTAACACTTGCAGAAGCTATAGAAACTTATTATTACAATGGTAATAGTACACTACCACATTGGTTAATAAATGTAAGATCTCCAATTGGGTCTATACAGACCAATCAACTGTTTGAAGTATACTCACCCAGTAACAACGGTTACACAGTATTTCCTGCTTCCGTAACGGCTTTATCAACGAATCAAGTTAATATCAAAGCTTCTTGGTTGCCTATGTTGTGGGAGCTTTACGATGAATTGTATTTGATAACTCAAAACAGTATATGGCAAACAAGATCCAATAAAATAAAAACTGGTTTTCAATCTATTATAAATTACTCGCCTAATACCGTTAACAGTGAGTTATTTACATCTTCTATAGTACGACAAAATAACGTTGTAACTAATCGTTACGGAGATCGCTATTTGATCTCCCAAAATTTATGGGGATTGGTTGATAACAATACTGAACAGTTATTAGCAGCGATCGATAATTTAGCTAAAGCTCAAATAAAATACGCAGAAATCAACGATGATTTTGGTCCTTTTGCTTTTAGAATTTCTCCAATTGACTCTAAATGGCACTTGAACACCGCCACAAGTGGAGTTAGTAGCACAGGTTCTATAATTAACTCTTCCATAGTAAACCCAATGATAGAAGAATCGGAATCGGGCTTTTCTCAAGCTCAGTTTGGACTCTGGTTGGCAAAAGCTCTTTATCACTCAAACACTAATTTTGATGGTTTACAAAAATTACTAATGAATTGGTTAAATTGGGTGGATGGAATATGGTGTTCTATAGAACCAGATTTTCCTCCGGTACGATTTTCAGAAAATAATTTTCCTTATCCGGATAGCGATCCTGCTACACAAGCATTGATAGGAGAATCGGCTTTGTGGGCTAATATCAATGGCGAAGATCCTGGTGCCACTTTTAGACTTATCTTGAGAACTTATGAATGTCTGAAGAAACAGTTCGATGTTAATTTATCTAGTGTCATGTACGGTAGCTGGTCTAAGGACAGTGAAACTTATATTGGAGAAACACTAAAAAATTATGATTCTAGAACTCACAGTTGCGTTATTAATTTTCTGACACGTTTAGCACTTTACAAAAACCAGTTGACATATCCTAGTTGCACCGAATCTATAATAACGCCCCTAAGACAACAAACAGCGGAGTCTTGTTGTGGTAGTCCTACTATACAATGTGGTATATATGGATTAAATAATATCATTCTACCAGATGAAAACGGATATTTTAGCAACTGTGTGATGATGTTATATATGGACATTACGGATTTATCTTAGAATTCTATATATATTCTATTAACTAGGAGTCTACATGCCTTTCAATTCGAGTTCATACTATATAGAATTTGAAGTAATATATAGAGTAAAAGACGTTTCTTATGTAGATGTTTTTCTTTGGGATCATTACCAGGAATATTATGACGGTTATATTTATTCGGGTTCTGTTTATTATAATGACGATAATAAACAGAACAACAATGTTTACGAGGGGAATGTACAAATGACGAGATCTTTTTCACCTCCTGTACACACACCTTTATTTGATCCAAGAGAAGGGAAAGGTATATCTATACATCATCAAGTTGGATCTTTGGGTTATTATCAGTGGAGTAATTTAGGTGGAAACATAGGAAATGTCGATAGTTTGACGCCACCCAGTGTAACGTTGAGTGAAATTTACGGAATTGATATTAACAGCTATAATGTTCCTATCATCTCCGTTAATTCCCCCAAACTTTATATCGGTGTAAGACGAACGGGGCATCCGAAGTGGTTCTATATACCAGCGATTTATACTCTTAAGAAAGTTGATATATATTCTGACAATTTTTACAAATCCAACAACGGCAACAAACAATACAAAACGGCTGTGTATGTATCAGGAGGTAATGGGTTAGTTGATTTCGATCCTATGAGAATACAAGGAATTCCTGAAAGAAGACCGTCTCGAGAGAACAGATTGTTACAATTACATGTATCGTATATGCCAGATAATGTTTATTATCTTTTCTCTTCAAATGATAACACTAATCAAATGTTTAGTTTTTTCAACAATTATGAAACTGGCAAACTTTGGATAGCTCATAAGTCGTATGGAGTCTATTAGTTTCTATTTCAACATTTACAAGAATGAGATCTACGCCTGTAGATTACTTTTCCAACTTCGTAAATTTTATCCGAATTCAGAAATTATAATAATATGCGATGGAGAAGCAAACCTCTATTCCATCAATAATATACGTGACTGTCACGATCGCGTGTTCTTTGATTCTCCTCCCTTTGTATTAATAAAAGGCGATCGCTTAAAAAATGTAGGTCCAGAATTCACTCAACGTAATTTCAAATGCGTACTTAATAATACAACTAGCGATCTTGTTATCAAATTAGATCCCGATTCTTATATATGGAGATCGTTTAACTATATTCCAGAGGGTGATTGGATAGGAGATGTGAGATTTCTGCCTGCACCTTACCTATCAAGACAATTTAATTTTATTTCTGGTGGTTGTTTTGGTATGCGTAGAAATGTTATAAAAGAAATATACGATAGCAACTTGTTATTAGGTGACGAATATCGTACAGAGGAAAGTTTCTACGACAGATATAGGATGAACAGAAAATACGGAGATCCTATCACTAATGAACTTATATACAGAGAAAATCTAGTATTAGATGATGTGGCTAATAGACTAGGCGTAACACCTGTTCAATGGGATGAAGTATATTGTACACAACATGGAGAACAACTACAAAATCCCGATAATCTAAAGTATGCTGTAACACACCCTGTAAGGTACATATTTTGACTACCTTTCAGAAACAAAAACGTTGTTATGATATAGTTACCTTAGCTATATAAACTAAAAAAATGCCTACCAGGAACATATCAGTTTTAGACGGTAATACCAATCCGGCTATACTCCTTTCAGAAGATAAAGGGTTGTCTGGTTCGGTGCCTATATACACACCTCATTCTTATGATGAGGTGCTTGCTGACATGGGAAATTATGGAATCGCTGAAGTGTACCTAAGCGGAACCATCTCTACAAGTGGTAACAATACGATTGTAGCGGCTCCTGGTAGTGGTAACTATATCAGAATACTAAATTTAGAACTTCAAAACGAAAGCGCTGTAGAAACATTAGTGATCGTTCGAAGTGGTACATCTACAGATCGCAGGAGAGTTTTACTGTCAGCAAAAGGTACAGTTGGTTTTAGAGATCGGGTAGAGTATCATCCTCATTCACCTTTAGACTTAGCAAGTAATTCAGCTCTTGTTATTAATCTTAATGGTGCCAACATCATAGGTTATAATATAGCCTACGTGGTAAGGACGGTGTGATGTACACTACTATTTATTTACATGGTTCTCTACGAAAGAAATATGGTAAAGAATTTAGATGTGTAGCGCATAGCACCAAAGATTGTGTTAGATTTCTAGAAGTTAATTTCAAAGACTTCAGACAATTCATCCTAGATGAAACAGAAAAAGGTACATTCTTCAAAGTCAGACACGGAAATTATGAAATAGGAGAAGATGAACTATCAGATCCTATAGTAAAAGATAAAAGCGTTCATATTACAGCTTTGCCTAGTGGTGCTGGTAAAGTAGGAAAAATAATCCTTGGTACAGCTCTTATTGCTGGAGGATTGATATTCTCTGGAGGTCTATTAGGTCTGAGCGCTGTTCAATTAATCGTTACAGGTTCTTTATTACTTGTATCCGGCTTAATGGGACAAAAACCTAAAAATGATGCTGATAAAGAGAACGAAAAATCTTTTATATTTTCTGGCGTTTCCAACACAGCAGAAATAGGACAGCGTATATATGTAGTATATGGTGTTATGCTAGCGCCATCTATGGTATTATCTGCCACCGTGCGATCGTACATCACAGCCACTAATGTAGGTGGATCGTGATGAAATTTGATGAGTTTTGGGGTGAAGGAGGAGGATGTCTTAGTGGTGATACTCTTATACAGACACCATTAGGATTAATACCCATACAAAATATAAAAACAGGGGATGAAGTATTTTGTTTTTCTCCCGAAAATAAAATATCTATCAAAAAAGTATTATCTACAAACATTCACCACGACCAACAAGTATTTAGATATACCTATTGGGGTGGTTATGTAATAGCGACTCCCAATCATGCGTTTTACACAGAACGTAATTCTTTTAAAGAGATTGGTAAATGGAATATAGACGAATTCTTTATTGACAAATATTTAGAATACAGACCGTTACTAAAGGTAGAAGAAGAACTAGAAAGAACCACTGTGTACAATTTTGTTGTAGATGAATACCATACATATCTTGTAGGCGAACATGGTATTTTTTCTAGTAACGGTGGTGGCGGCAAATCTAAAAACCCTGACGTAGATCCTGATACGGCACTCAGTTCTGCAAGAGCCGTAGTAGTAGAAGCTTTATCAGAAGGTCCAATAGAAGGCTTATTAGAAGGCGATCGTTCTATTTATTTGGATAGAACGCCTGTAGGTAATAGTGATGGTAGCAAAAACTTTACGGGCTTTAAGTGGGATAGTAGAAATGGTACAGGTTCACAAAGACTATTAGATGCCACCGTTAAAGAAGGACTTACATCTGAAACTAGTGTTAATACAGAAGTAAAATATAATATACCTATTTCAAGAACTTTCACTGTTAGTGATATAAGTTTCGTAAGAGTTAGACTAGCATTTCAGGTACAACAATATGAAGAAGATGGTGACGTAGTTGCGAGTCGGATGGCGTTCAGAATACAATTAACCGATATTGGTGGTGTTGCAACAGTTCATTCCGACGATCGCACAGTAAAATTTTCTAGTGCTACAGAGTTTGAATACAATATACCGATCGCGTATACAACTTTTTCAAGACCTATCACTATAAGAGTAGAAAAGTTAGTACAAGAACCAACACCTAACAGTAATTTACAGAATACTATTCAATTTGTAAGTTACACCACTGTCGTAAATGATACCAAGATAAATTATGCTCATACGGCTGTAGTGAGCGCTGAGTTTGACGCAGAACAATTCTCTAGTGAACCACAAAGAGGGTATAAGATCGGTGGTAGGACTGTAGCCATTCCTAGTAATGCTGTAGTTAACGACACAGATCGCGGCTTGGACTTCAGTGGGATATGGGATGGTACTCTTTATGAGCCACCCATAGCGACATCTGATCCGGTGTGGCAGTTATATGACATTCTAACTAATAGTCGTTATGGTTTAGGTAAACAGATAGATTCTTGTCAGGTATCCTCGTATGATCTATATGACATATCTAGATATAATAATGAGTTTGTAACTAATGGTTTTGGTGGTACAGAACGTAGATTTAGATGTAATACTGTACTTCAACAAGGAGAAGCCGCACATAAAGTATTAGAAGGATTTTTGAGTGCTTGTAACTCACATTATTATTGGGATGGTACATGCTTAAAATTCTGGCAGGATAAACCTGGTGATGTTATTCAACAGTTTACTAATGCTGATGTAGAAAACGGTATGTTCAGTTACTCATCAACTGATATACAAACAAGATATTCAGTCGCTTATGTAACATGGAATGATCCAGATGATTACTATAGACAAACAGTAGAATCAATAGAAGTACAAGACGCTCTTAAAAAATTTGGTTATAGAGAAACTGATTTTGCAGCTTATGGATGTACATCTAGAGGTCAAGCCTATAGACAAGGACGTTATCAGGTTTATTCTAATTTCCTAGAAACAGAAACCGTATCCTTCAAATGTAGATTAATTGGGCTTTTTGTACGACCTGGTGATATTATAAACGTCATAGATTGGAAGAGATCTAAAAAACGTTATGGCGGTTTGATAACATCAGCTACAAGTACAACGATAGAATTAGATCAAGAAATAATATTACCAAATGCGTCAGGTTATTCTATAACTTGCACCATGCCAGATTTAACAATAGAAACTAAGACGATTAGTAACGGGGCAGGTTCTACGGATACCATACAAGTATCAACTCCTTTTACTACAATTCCGCTACAAGAATCTAACTGGTTTATAGACGTTATAAATACAAAAAAATATAGAGTACAAGTAATAAAAGTAGACGCTGAAGACAGCGGTTTGATAGAAATTCTGGCTACCGAATATCGAGAAGACAAATTCAATATAATTGAAAATGGATGGGAGTTAGAATCCACAGAAAAAGAAGAAGAAATTCCTGTTATACCACCACCACCTATAAATTTAGGTGTCGGTTTTGTAGAACAAAGCGCTAATGTATTTAAATTAATAGGACGATGGAGTAAACCCGAAACGGGCGGATCTTTTATAACTTCTTATCAAGTCCAATGGAAACGAGGTGCTACGGGTTCGTGGTCGCCCATATTGTCGGTGTCTACTAGTGAGTTGATAATAGAAAATCTGTCTAGTGGCACTTACTATATCCGTGTAGCAAGTGTCTTACTAAATGGTGGTATAAGTCAATATGTAGAATCGTCACCAGCGATCGCAGGTGCCACACAGAATTTATATCTATCTTTTAACAGACGTTTAGGTATAATCGCAGCATGACACAATTCAAACAGTCTTTAATAAGCTTAGATCAATCTAGTGACGTTTATATATACATATTGAGGGATTTTAATCCTGATAATCCATTCGATGTATTTCGCTTCTCTAATCAACAAGTTTCTTGGGGTGGTAGCATAAGTTTAATCCCTGTTACACATAAGACAATAGAAATTACATCTACTGGTCCTGTACCAAGATTAGAAATCAATGTTGGCGATCCTAATGGTGTTATATCAAATTTAATTGACTCTGTAGATGGACTAGAAGGTTCTTCTCTAAAAATAATACGAACAAAATTCAGATTCACAGATGGTGGATCTACACCAGATTCTACTGCAAAGTTACAAGAAATAGATTATATAATAAGTAGAGTAATATCTTATGAGCCGTGGATGCAAATAACATTCGAAGGTTCATCGCCATTAGAATTTGGTCAGGCTACTCTACCTAGTAGATATGCACTGCGATCTTGTGTATGGGAATATAGAGGCCCTGAGTGTGGATATACAGGAACGAATATGTTCACGTTAGCTGATCAAGCTACAGCAGATCCCACAAAAGATGAATGTGGTAAATCAATAAGATCTTGTAAGTTACGTTTTGGTAACAATCTTTTATTGCCAACAAGTGCCTTTCCTACACTATCTAGGAGATAATCTCCATACAGAATGTAAACGTCCTGTATGCCATCTAGGACCGCTCCATAGGTCAACACGGCTGAAAGTACCCGATTCTAACGTGTGTAATATAGTAGCATAACGATCGCTTGTAGCCGATTCTACAATTACACCACTGTGATTGGCTACACGACTACCGAACGATCGCATTAGTACGATATCCCCTTTTTTAGGGGTTTCAGTATTAACTTGTGTTATCCCTGGATGATTTAGTAATAGATCGTAATACATTCCATCCTTACTAATTTTACTAGCTTCTTTATACCAATCATCGCCCAACGGTCTTGGATAATCAGTTATATCAAAATTAAAAAACATTTTATAATACGCTCTTATGAGCCAAGCACAATCAGCTCTAGCCCAAGAAAATGGTACATTTAATAGATAATCTAAGGTACCATAATTATCGGGTTCTCTTAGTGGATAAGGGTGAATATAGTCAGCATCAAACATATCCCATACATCAAATGTCGTGTGATACATGATATAAGGAATTTGATGAGATCTAGATTGTTCGATGTCTCTTAACGATAAATATCCAGGAGTGTATTCTGTATTGTGAGAGTGATAAATCGCTATAATATCGTCTTCATAGCGATCAAATGATTCTTGTTCTGGTATAAAAGAATCGTTTGGTTTTTCAGATATGTTAGTAACAGGAATAACTGATAAATCTTTCAATACGAAACCGCAACGTTCATTATTAACGTCGATCGTACAATCCCGAACGATCGCCTCTTTAACGCGATCGTTCAATATATCGCTAGGTTTCATTAGTTTCAATTCTCCTTAGATCACGTTTTACGAGGGTAGGCTAATCCCGATGTAGGTCTAACAGATCCACCAGTGTTTACAGGATTGCCGCTTTCTATGATTTTTACAAATGGATTAGTTAGAGGATTATCGATAGAGGATTGTATGTTACCTATTGGGGTTAC